GTTCACACTTGACGCCGCCAAAGGCGACGCACCACGACGCACAATCAGCGGAACCGCCGTTCCCTACAACGTGCCGGCAACAGTTTCGGACGGCACAGCTGTGATCTTCCGCCCAGGATCATTGCCAGTCGAGGGCAAAGCACCGCGCCTGTTCATGTACCACGACGCAAGCATGCCAGTTGGTGTTGTGACTGAGCGCGTGGATACCGAGCAGGGCATGATGTTTAGCGCCAAGATCAGCGCAACCAGCCTCGGCAACGACGCTTTGGTTATGGCGATGGACGGCACAATTGACCAAGTTTCTGTTGGCGTAAATCCAACCAAGTTTTCGTACGACGAAGAAGGAACAATGATTATCGAAAAAGCCGATTTCTTGGAATTGTCGCTAGTGCCTATCGGCGCATTCGGTGACATGGCCAACATCGCCAGCGTCGCTGCGAGTATCCACCAAGAGCCAGAAGAAGTAGTGTTAAATGAAGAAGTAGTCCCAGAACAGGAGAATGAACCCATGTCAGAAGTAACCGCACCAGCAGTTGAGGCAACAATCCCAACCGCTCCAATTTTTGCACAAGCCAAAAAAGAGTTTGTATTGCCAACCGCAGGCGAGTTCATGGCCGCTTACCACATCGGTGGCGACACGTTTGCAAACATGAACAAGGCTGTTGCTGATTACACAGCATCAAAGCGCACTTCATTGCAAGCTGCCGCGGGCGACCAACTCACCACCGATACGCCTGGCCTCTTGAGCACCGTGGTGCTCGGACCCCTCGTGCAGGACCTAAACTTCATCAGGCCTGTAGTAGAAGCACTCGGCGCACGTGCGTATCCAGATAGCGGTCAGCAAAAGACGTTCATTCGTCCAACTATCACCACGCACACCGACGTCGGAACACAGTCAACTGAATTGTCAGCTGTAACTGCTCGTACGATGGTGATCGCATCCAACTCGGTTGCAAAAACCACTCTTGCTGGTCAAGTGACTTTGTCAGTACAGGACATTGACTTCACGAACCCTGCAGCAATGCAGTTGATCTTGAATGACCTAATGGGCGAATACATGATCACCTCTGACAACTTTGCAGCAGACAACTTGTTGGCCGCAGCATCGGCATCAGGCGTATGGGACGGCACCGTTGCTGACTTGCTCAAGTCGGTTTACGACTCGGCTGTTGACATTTCGAATGGTCGCAACTTCACACCAACCCACATGTTCGTTTCACCAGACGTATGGGGTCAGATGGGACAATTGGCCGACACCACAGGTCGTCCAGTATTCCCATTCATCGGCGCTGGCCTCACCGGTCAGAACGCACTCGGTGGCGGAAACGCAACATCATGGAACGGCAACCCACTCGGTCTGCAATTGGTAGTTGACAGCAACTTCGCTGCAAAAACCATGATCATCACCCGCGTAGGTCAAGGCTCAGGCGACGCATTCGAGTTCTACGAATCAATCCGTGGCTTGATGAGCGTTGAAAACCCAGGTCTCTTGGGTCGCACAATGTCATTCCACGGATACGTCAGCACCTTTGCTGCAATCGGTGGCATGATTCGCAAGATCACCCAGGCTTAGTAGAAAGGCGGCTTCACCGCCATGGCTACTTACACAGTTACTAACAAGTACCTAATTGACAACTTCGCCGTACTGCAACTCCTGACCCCATCGGAGATTGCAGTCGGCAGTTCAATCACGGTTGCTGGAGTTGACGCAACATTCAACGGCACATACACCGTGCGCGCATTGCCACAGTATTTGTTTATTGGCATTGATACCGAAGGCGATCTGCTTTACGACTATCAGGTGCCAATTGCCGATCAAGTGCTTTACGCCAAGACCGCAAGCGATGTCGAGCGTGTCGCCGCGTCTGGCACCGTTGCTTATGACCCTGTTTGCACATGGGTGACGGCCGCGCAGGTCATGTCTTACCTTGGCATCACCATTGCCAACCCGTCGGACGATTACACGTTGCTCACGCAATCGGTGTCGGCTGGCAACCAGTTCTGCTATCGCAGGCGTCAAGAGTCTTCGTATATCGACTCCCTAACGACTTCGCCAGGTGGTGACGTTACATTGGGCACCTTGATGTATTGCGCCGCTCTATGGCGCTCTAGGGGCTCAATAGAGTCAACCTACGCCACGTTTGACGGCATGGGTTCGGCACCACAGCAAAGCCTGACCCCGATCGTCAAGCAGCTGCTTGGCATCCCACGTCCAGCGGTTGCCTAATGTCGTACACCGACCTGTTCAACGAAGCGATTGATGATGTCACCGCAACGCTGACCGCAGTCACTTCTTTGCGCGTTGTCAACGACCCAACAAAACTTGTGCCCAATTGCGTGTACTTGGATGCACCAAGTTTCACCACTTTTGCAGGCAACGGCAACATTGTGCGCCTCGAGTTCCCGATCAAAGTCATTGGTTCTGGGCCTGCAGGTTTGCCGGTGCTCCGCTCAATCTTGAGCATCGCAGCAACCGTGCTTGGCTCGTCAATTATTGTCATGGCTGGCCGTCCGTCAAGCATTGAAATTGGTGGCGCGTTATACCCGTGCTACGACTTAGATTGCGCGATTGAAGCCCAATCGGTGTAATCCACTATGACCGCAAATAAATCATCTACTATCAGTAAAGAACTAAAGGAGTAATCATGCCAGCATCAACTTACCTATCTAACCCAACAGTCAAGGTCGGCGCCGCAATCGGCTCAATTGTCGACATCACCGACGATGTGGTTAGCGCATCCTTGGTTGTAACCGCCGAGGCCCTGGAAGATACCAGTTTTGGCCAAACATCCCGCACCATGACGGCGGGGTTGTTCAGTAACAGCTTGACCCTGACGGTTTTCGCATCATACGCATCAAGCCAGTCGTATGCGGTCTTGTCACCATTGCTTGGCACCAAGTGCACCGTCAAAGTAAACCCAACTAGCGCTGCAGACGGCGCAACCAACCCTGGCTTTATTTTGACCGACACATACCTTGCATCAATTCCTGTTATCAATGCGTCTTTGGGCGAGTTGTCGCAATGGGATATTGAGTTTCAAGGTGGCGTGTACAGCGTAGATACAACCGCATAATTAACGGCTCCAAGCCGACATAGGAGACACATGAAGATCAAGTTGCAGTTAAAGCGCACTCCCGACAGCGCGCCCGAGTTCTATTACACGAACCTGTTTGTGGTCACGGAATGGGAGCGGCTTGAACGTCGCAACATTCAACAGCTCTCATCGTCACCGCTTTATTCGGATTATTGCTGTTGGATGCACACGATCTTAAAGATCAAAGGCGAACAGGTCGGTGACAACTGGCGCGAATGGATTAGCAAAAACCCTGACATCGACATCATGCCGGTACTGGACGAGACTGATACAAACCCTACGGACGCGGCACCTACCGCCGCCAACTAGCAGAGGTTTTGGTCGCGGTCGGTTGGTGGCCTAGTGACATACAGTTTGATTCACGGGACTTAGCAACAGTCGTTAAGGTTCTCAACGAAGCAAACAAAAAGAGGTAAATATGGCAGTCGAAGCAAACATCGAAGTCGCTGGCATCAAGGACGCGCTCAAAACGCTAAACCGCATTGACAAAAGTTTGCGTCGCGAAATTACCAAAGATTACAAACGAATCACTCAAAGCGTCGTTGATGACGCATACCAAGCAATACCTCTTGGCCCACCTTTGCGCGGTATGGCTCGCAAATGGACGGTGCGATCTGGTGCCGAATTGTTGCCATGGGGACAATTAAACCAGCGCGTCATCGCAAAAATTAACACCAAACGTGTCAAAGAATATGCAGGGCAAAACGTCAACTTGGCCACATTTACGGTGCGCTGGGAAAACCCAGACGCAGGATTGTTTGACTTCTTAGCGAGCGGAAGACTTGGCAGACAACTAAACATCAAGTTCGGTCAGCCGTCGCGAGTAATGTGGAAATCATGGGAACGCAACAAAGACGACGTGAACGCGCGTATGACCGAATTGGTCAAGCGTGTCATGGACGCAACTTCTAAGGAACTTGACTAATGGCTGTTGTATTACCCATTGTTTCCGAGTTTGACGGTAAAGGCATTAAGAAAGCCATTGCCCAATTCAAGCAACTGGAAACGACAGGTGAAAAAGCCCAGTTTGCAATTAAGAAGGCGGCCGTTCCTGCAGCTGCGGCGCTTGGTGGTTTGGCGTTGGCTATTGGCGATGCCACTAAAGCGGCAATGGAAGACCAGCAGGAGCAAGCCAAATTAGCGCTTACCCTGCAAAACGTCACAGGCGCAAGCGCCAAACAAACTAAAGCAATTGAAGAACAAATAAGCGCGATGAGTCGAGCGTCTGGCATTGCAGACACCGATTACCGCAAGAGCCTTGAAGCGCTAGTCCGAGGCACCAAAGACGTTGACATCGCCATGCGTGACATGAACCTTGTCATGGACATCAGCACAGCGCTCCAGATGGACAGCTCTACCGTCGCCGACGCGCTTGCCAAGGCATACCAGGGCAACTTTAAGGCATTGCGATCTTTGACCCCAGAAATGGCAACCATGATTAAAGAAGGCGCAAGCCTCAACGAGATCATGGATGTGCTTGGTGGAACCTTTGGCGGTGCAGTATCAAGAAACGCCGAAACCGCTGCAGGGAAAATGGCGATCTTTAAGAACAGCATTGCCGAAACCAAAGAGTCAATCGGCGCCGCATTCCTGCCGGTGCTCGAAGCAGTCCTGCCAAAAATGAACGCATTTGCTGCATGGGCTCAAGACAACCCGCAAGTGTTCACGCGCATTGCTTTGGCGATTGGCTCAATAGCGGCAGCGACCGTCGCGTTAAACGTGGCAATGAAAACTAATCCGTTGGTGCTTGCCGCAGCTGCGGTCGTTGGCATGGCTGTTGGCTTTAACAAATTGGCTGATGCAATTGGTCGCGTTAACAGCGCTGCAAAGTTCTTTATTGAAAAGATCATGGTTGCGATCAACCCTGCGGTCGGTCTAATGGCTAACATTCTTAGGCCGTTTAACAGCCTGCTCGGCATCGGCAACGACAGCCCAGTTGCAACAAGAACAACTAATTTGCAACAAATCGAAGCAAGTCAACGGGCTGTAAGCGGCGCTATACCGTCAATGCCAACAATCCCGTCTTTACCTGCTGTAGCACCTGCTGGCGGTGGTGGCGGCGGTGGTGGAACGTCTCGACCTGCACCGATTAGCAGGGAAATGCAAAGAATTGCCAACATGGAAACAATTAACGCACCGCTCTCAACGCTTAACCCTGGTGCGCAGTTCGGCATTCAGGAACGCATGGCAAACGTAAATATCAACGTCACAGGTGGCCTTGCTACAAGCGCCGAGATTGGTGAGTCGGTCGTTAACGCTTTGCGCGCCTATTCGCGTAGCGCTGGGCCGTTGCAGTTACAGGTGGCGTAATGCCAGGCGTATCTGTAGTTGATTCAGGCAACTATGACCTGCAAATTGCCACAGGATTTATTGTTGACGCGTTTACGCTTGACGATTCTTTAAAAGGCGTTCTAGACAATACCGAGTACGTGCTTGACGGTACGACCGAGTTTGCCAATGTGATGGATTCAACTATCAGCATTAACGTGCGGCGCGGTCGCCGTGACGTGGGCGATCAGTTCAGCGCTGGCACAATGACATTTACTATCCAAGACGTGGACGGCATATTCAACCCGTTTGACCAAAACAGCCCGTACTACGACACACCGCAATCTAAGCCAGGGCTTGCTCCATTGCGCGAAGTCCGATTAATCCGTTACAGCTCAACCGATGTGCCCGAATCATTGTTTAGCGGTTATGTCGTCAACTACGACTACAACTTCGCGCTTGGCGGTCTTGACACCGTGACCGTGTATTGCGCTGACCAGTTTTATTTGCTCGCGCAAACGTATTTAGACGAACTAAACGTCACCCCAGAAACATCAGGCGAACGCATAGAAACAGTCCTAGACCTACCAGAAGTTGACTTCCCAGCAGGCGCTCGAAGCATTGCCACAGGCACCGTCAACCTAGGCCACGACAGCAACTACACCGTGCCGGCAGGAACAAACGTGCTGCAATACATCACCCAAATCAATGAGACCGCCGAGTTTGGGCGTGTGTTTATGTCAAGGGCTGGCGTGTTCACATTCCAAGACCGCATAGGTAACACGTTAAGCGCGCCTGTAGCCGAGTTTACGGATGACGGGACACAATACAAATACGATGGAGTGGGTATTAGCTTTGAGGCCGACTCAGTTATTAACCGCGCGGTCGTAACAGGCTTAGACGGCAAGACGGCTACCGCTACCGATGCAGGGTCTATTGCCACATATTTTATTCAGACAACAAGCATTACAAACAGTCTGCTACATGAACAAACAAGCATTGATGACGCTGCCGACTACTTGCTTAACCCAGAGCCCGAACCGCGCTACACGTCCGTGGCAACCAAATATCTGATGCTTACCACAGCCCAAAAGGACACGTTGGCAACGGTGGAGATTGGCGACACGATCAGCGTGGAAAAGACGTTTCCTAGCGGTACTGGCACAACCCAGTTGGCTCAAGAGCTGTCTGTTGAGGGCATCGAGCATCGTCTGGATTTCAGCACAGGGCACAGCGTCCTTTACAGCACCGCGCCGACAACGATTGTGTACCAACTGATTCTGGACGACGCGATCTATGGCGTACTTGACGCAGAAAATGTCTTAGGATAGGAGCACTTATGGCAACACCAACGACACTTCCAGCAACCTTTGTCGCAGGCAACGTTCTAACAGCTGCACAAATGAACAGCCTTCGAGGCGCGTTCCGTGTTCTGCAAATTGCAAGCGTCACAAAAACAGACACTTTTACGACAGGCAGTTCAACCTACACAGACTTAACTGGCCTAACTCTGACAATCACCCCGTCATCAACTTCCAGCCAAATCTTGGTTGCTTATAGCGTGCAAGCAAGTGGTCAAGCTGGAACAAACATGGGTGGCATACAGATCGTACGTGGCGCTACTGCCATTGGAAACGCTGCGGCAGCAAGCAACCGATCAGTAGCCAACACCGTTATCCCAGAATTAGGCGCTGCCGTGTTTGGTCAAGTAACCAACACGTTCCTAGATAGCCCAGCAACAACATCTGCTACAACCTACAAATTGCAAATACGAACTTTTGGTGCTGGCGGTACTTCAATTTTTGTGAACAGAACCGCAACAGATACCGACCTTGCCGCTTTCGGGCGTGGCACAAGCACATTGACTGTGATGGAGATTTCAGCATGATTGACTACACCGCAATCCTCATCGCTAACTATGCCGGCACAGAATGGACGCTGGACGGCGATACCTACGACGGTCTTAATTGGTTGGACGAAACACCAAAACCAACACAGGCAGAACTTGACGCACAATGGCCAGCAGTTGATTACCAAAACCAGTACGACCAGGTTGCTAAAACTCGACACGCCGAATACATCAAAACAAGCGACCCAATCTTTTTTGAGTGGCAACGTGGCACAAAAACCCAAGCCGACTGGGATGCAGCAGTTCAAGCAATCAAAGACGCAAACCCGTACCCACCTGCACCTACTAAGAAAAAGTAGTGCGTTGGCGTTACCTCATCGGCTACGCCGCGTTAATAGCGGTCGTTGTGTGGGGATGCTCTAGTTGTAGTTATGACGGCTCATATCGCTACCCATGCCAAGACCCCTCAAATTGGGAAAAGTCAGAATGTCAACCACCAATCTGCAACCCATCTGGAACGTGCACAAGAGATTTAATTTATGAGACCACGCCTTAAACCAGAGGAACTTCACGCTCGACTAATTGTTGTTGTGGGCATAGTTCTTGCCAGCGTGTTTGCGATAACCGTTATCGGCTTTGTGTACGCGCTTATGTTTGTAACCCAGCCAATAGACAAACAAGCACCCAATGACGCCGCGTTTATAGACCTGCTATCAACGCTGACCGTGTTTATGACTGGCACGTTGTCAGGTCTTGTGGCCTCAAACGGGCTAAAATCTAAACCTAAGGAGCCAACACATGAAACCAAGTGACAAAGCCCTACTCGCCTCTTACGGTCGTTCAATGCTCGCTGCCGTCGTTGCGCTTGCGGTAACAGGCAACACCGACCCATCGGCGCTTTTAGCAGCTGCGATCGGCGCGGTTTGCCCAACAGCGTTGCGTTACTTCAACCCTAAAGACATGAAGTTTGGTCGTGGCAGTAGCAAAGGCTAAGGCTGGCGTTCCAAACGCACGCGACTACATCGGAAACGCAGACGGCGCATCACCAGCGCCACGTGCCGGCATGAACGAGTTTATAAAACAAGTGACCGCGCACTCGAATGGCGCGTTTGTCAATCTCGGAAGTTGGGGCCAGCGCGACGTCAAAGGGAAACCAGGAACTC